TTCATTTTTCTCTGACGCCTCTATCAAACTGGCGATGACTTCTCTCAAATCATCCGGAGTCAAGAAGATTGAGATTTCTTGATCCAATTTAGGATCGTCGGATGTGTCGGACATTATGAGCCAGAACGAACCCATTTGGTTAACTCCACAATTTTTCAAACGCAGGTTAACGTACCTGTTGTCAACATCGTACACACACTGCGAATAAATTTGTTCAGTATCAATCATAATTCAACCCCATCGTATGTTGTTTCAAAAACTGTAATCATTCTTCAACTCCGAAATGTTGTTTAATCGCCCGAGAACAATCGTGTGTTCCTCTTGACCATTCTGAACTAATCTTATGATCTAATAGTAAATCACAATGATTGGCACATTCCTGCACAATAAGTTCGGCGAACTTTTCAGCACTCTTTTCACCTTGCCAATAAACAGTAGGAGGATTACCGTCACGCATAGGATCACCGTCATGGTGTCGTATGCTATGGGCTTGTTGGTATAGTTCACGAATTCTGTCGTTCATTCCCACTTCTCCTCATATGCGATATAGGTATCACGATCCCCATTATATCTTGTCCAAGCATCATCAGCGGCCCTGCCTGGAGTATCTCCATAACCACGCAATTGATAGCGGGTCATACATTCGTCGTCTGCCCAATCCAAAAAAGCGCGGAAATCATCTCCACCCTTACATTGAATCGTGATATTCAAAAAGTGAATCATTCTTCAACTCCGAACTGTTGTTTGATAAATTTCCCAGCAGTGCCTGGTGCTCCGTATGCTTCGTTAAGAGTGTCAACTAAATGAGCACATTCCCGAACAATAAGTTCGGCGAACTCCTCGATAGCAGCACGTTGCACCGGCCCTGTCTCAAAAAAGTTTTGGATACGTTCATTGCACTTGGCAAGTTGTCGAATTCTGTCGTTCATACCGTCCTCGCTCTCCACAGCAATTCTGTAGCAACCCTGCGTCCAACTAGTTCTGCATGAGCCTGCACCTCCGCAGTGTTCTTCTTGGTCAACTTGACATACATAAAGATATCAGTGCGACACCGTGCGGCCATCATGTCAGCGAACTCGTCCCACTTAAAGTTAGCGCCACAGTTAGCAGGATTTGAGAACATAGCAAAATCACCTGACACTATAGCAGAGCAGATGCTGTTGATAAAGAGTTGTTGATTTTGTGTCACGGCCTGAGTCCAAAGTTATCAAGGATCAAATATCGAACGTTGTTGCTATAGTATGCACCCACCTCGGCGCACTCGTGTATGAGCAGTTCGGCAAACTTTTCTTTGTTAAACACTCCAGGTCCAACAGCACCTTCCAGCGCATTGGGATCTATTTCTGTGGCCTGTTCAGCCAGGATCTCAATCCGTGTTTTCATGTCAGCTGCTCCAGTATGCTTCGCTAGACACACTGCAAGCGAAAGGGGTGTTGATGTCTTCTTCTACCAATGCACCGGTCATCAAGTTATGCACAGTCCGGGTCTGATTGCCGTAAAGCTTTTGGTAATCAGCTTCGTGTGTCAGGCTGTACGGAGCCGCCCCATAACAGGCTGGCCGTGCATTGTGGCAGCGACCATGCTGGCTCTCAACTGCACCGTACCACACTTTGCACACCATTTCCCAACCTGCGTTCTTGTTGGAAACTGTCATACCGCGTCGAGCGCCGCTCAGTGTAGGATAGCTCTTGATGCGACGGCCGGTAGTGCGATGAAAAAGAATATAAGCCATTTCTTGCTCCGTTTTGCTACAGTAAATACATTATAGCACAACGGGAATTAATGGTCAACCGCTGAACCGGACGCCGTTTATGGTGCAGGGCTCGTGTTTGTCGTAAGGCCAGCCCAGCGCAGCCATCATGCGGTGCTTGACCAACAGGTTAGGGCTGCGAAAAGCTTCGGCATCGTCAAAGCCCAGCATGACACCAACCTCGGCCACTGCGCCACTTCTACACACACCTGCGTGGCAGTGCACTATCACATGCATTCGATTGGCCAAGGCTCGCTGTAACAGTTGCACCAGCTGGGCTGCCTGATCCGGGCTGCAACGCATTTCTTCATCCGGCACCGGATCTGTTTCTTCTACATCAAAGAACTGGAACTGATGCGTTTCTTTAAACTTGAATGTGGGCAACGGATCCGGGAAGTCGCCTGGTGGATCCATGATCTGAATCAACATGGCGTTCGCACCAGGCTCAATGTGGCGACCCAAGTTGATGTCTTCTAGCGAAATGTTCTGAATCCAAGGCATATATTACACAGTATAGCACAACGGGAATTAATGGTCAAGCAGTCAGATCAAATGCAATAATACCCAAATTGGAACACCGCCCAAGGCTGTGGCTGCAAAGTCCAGGAACTCAACACCGTGCGGAGGCAGTTGACCCACACGGACAGCAGCACGATTAGATAACCAATCTGATAACTCCTTGGCAGCTCCCACCACTGCTGGCAGCAACATGGATGCAATTGGTGCCAGGGCCGGCGCACCTGCCAGGTAACAGATCAAGACTGAAACTGCGCTGATTAAAAAGCCGGCAACAAAATGCCCTACTTTGTCGGCACCAACTAGATTTTTAAGCTTGGCCGGTACCATCGAAACGATACAGTTGATCAAATAGGTAATACTAGATTTCAAAAACATAGATATACATCCTTAATATCTTTATTTACAGGAATTGTGCTAAATCTATTCTGTGATAGTCTCGATCATAGAAATATCTCTTGTTGGCCAGCAGTATGTGCAGGTTGTTGTTCCACAGCGCTCGCCATGCGTCCAAGTCCAGTGCCAACAATCTTTTTACCTCATCGCTGTATGCTGCAAATCGTTTTTCGTTGTCGACTACGGCATCGTAACTGTAGTCAATAAAGTCCGGAAACTGAATTCCAATACTACAAAGATAGCCAACAAACCCTGTGTTGCTGAACGGTAATATAAAATGCCCTTTGATCAGCGGATCCCAGGTTTTTTCTGTTACAGCAGTAGTTAACCCAAACTCTATAGTTTCGCCGTAGATACTGATAAACGTGTTCTTGTAGTATTCATTATGTGGAGGGCGATATCCCTGGATGCGTTTAGCAGGAATTGTTTTTTCGCTCTCTAGTTGTTCTAAGGTATGGTCGGGAAAATCTGAATGAGCATACAACGCAGTTTCATGATGATCGCCATTGCCGAGATAACCCAACTGTTTATAGTTTTCTAGTAGTTCGACTAATCTTGTTCGATAAATTCGATCACCGTAATAAGTTCTACTAGCTGACACAAAAATACACTGTTTACTCTCTGCACGCCGCAACGGGATATTAATGTAACCATGCTCGCCATCATGGTACCAGGGTCGAGTCCCGACCCCAAACGGGTATTGACTGTAATATGCTTTTGTTCGATTAAACAAAAAGTCACTAAACACAATGTTTTTGTGCTGTACTCTGGGATCAACAAGGTTGGTTATTATAACAATACCACTATTGTCATGAACTTTTAATTTGAGTTCCTTGCCCTGATTTTCATAGTTATGAAACACAGCAAGGTCTAGCATTACTTGACTACGATCGCGTATTGAAACTGGCGCACGTGGGGTACAACAAAAATCAATTGAGCCAACGTGATCAAACCCCACTAGTCGGTAAGGGTCACCGTTTAAATCAAACCAAGTTGGGATGGATTTTATGGTTGGATGATAATAAAATACCGTGTGTTCTTTCACATGCCTATTTATTATGTGGTCTCCATAGAAGGATTTGAACCTTCACCACTGCGTCCCAAACGCAGCATGCCACCAGATAACACTTTACGGAGATAATATTGTGGTGCCGGTTGTCGGATTCGAACTGACCACATCCGCCTTACAAGAGCGGCGCTCTACCAAATGAGCTAAACCGGCATTGACTTTTTCTATGTTTATTTACTTGAGTTATGGTGCCCCGGGGGCGAATCAAACGCCCGACCTCATTCTTAGGAGGAATGTACTCTATTCACTGAGCTACCAGGGCCTGTTCTATCCATTGAACTATGGAGGCAAATAAGGATAGGCTTTTCACCTAAAAGATACATGATGTTACGACCAAGTATTGAGTCGTCTGCGGCGCGACCGCAAAATTTTGGTGGACCGACGGGGGATCGAACTCCGACTAAAGCGTTGCAAACGCCCTGTGCTCCCATTATCACTATCAGCCCAAATTTTGGTGGACAGGGTAGGATTCGAACCTACGTAGCCAGAGGCGGGAGATTTACAGTCTCCTGGTTTTAACCACTCACCCACCTGTCCATTATACCATAAAAGATGGAGACAGCCTACACAAAAGGTATGCCTAATGTGCCGTCCACTTTATCCGCTTATCTTTGTCAGCAATCAACCTTCTTTACGACGGCTTGCTACAACAACTGATAAGTTTCAGTCTCCGTAAACTTGATATACCATATAGAAATACACCCGAGGTCTTTTTACAAAATACTCCCATCCGATGCATTTCTATATGGTAGGACGTGCGGGGTTCGAACCCACGACCAATAGATTAAAAGTCTACTGCTCTACCAGCTGAGCTAACGTCCCAGTGTGTAAGATCATATTGAAACTCACTCGCATCTGCTTTTGGAGCCGCGTGTTCTTTCCCCGTTTTTCCAAGACTAGTACTTGGGGGATGTGCCCATTTACACCAGAGCTTCAATATGACCTCACAGTCATGTTTTTCATCGACTTGTTAAAGAGCGCGTTAATCTCTTAACGCATACAAGCATTATACGGCAAGTTGAATTACTTGTCAACCGTGCCTGACATGAAAAAGCGCGAACTAGCCGCGCTGTTATCCGAGACTCGGACAGTCAGAGGTTGTTGATAGCAGTACTATCAATGTCCGCAAAGCACGGAGATACTGAGGTCAAGTAACTCACGAATTCTTCGGCTGCTGCTTGATCAGTGAAACGGTACTCGGTGATTTGAGGACTACTCCAATACTGTATCCCGTCAGTCTGCCCGGCAGTTGCCATCAATTGCAATTTTGCTTGGAGATCTGTAACGCAAGATTGAGGAATAGCCAGCTTTGTTATAGTCCATACAGTCACTACCGATTTGGTTAAAGTCATAATATAATATCCTTTTTACTATTTAACCAATTTTTAAAAATATCAGCAGATCGCAAATTAGACTGTTGTTTTGTCCACCTTAGCAGCATCAGGCACATTTGGAGGCCTACCTGCTTTACGCGGTGCGCCCCAGGCTGAATAGTTCACACCTTCGATCCTGCCGCTGACGCCGGTGGCCACCTGTTGAATCTTACCACCCTTGGCCAGGAACTCTTCCATAGCAGCGTCTCGTTGTTGTTGTTCAGTCATGTTGTGTATCCTTGTGTTTAAGTTGGTCTGCCCAGAGGGAATCGAACCCCCATTCTGGATTTAGAAGAACCATGTCCTGTCCGTTGAACGATGGGCAGAATCCTGGAGCGGGTAGCGAGAATCGAACTCGCGAATAAACCTCGGCAAGGTTTTAGGTTACCATTACATCATACCCGCATTACATCATACCCGCCTGTTAGGTGTCCTAATTCGTTTGAGATATTCTTCACCAACTGTACCGTTTTGCACGTCCAACAAGGCACTCACGATTGGATTCTCATAGGCTTGCTTCTGGCGCTGGATGTTATGCCGTTCAATGTCACGAGCACGGTGGCAAGCAATCAACACCAGATTGTATCGATTACCCCCGGCGTTTTCCACGCATTTTTCAGTGTTAATACCAGTACCACGACTAAAGGTTACATTCATCAAAGACCTCGGTTAATTTATATTTATGGAGCGGGATAGGAGAATCGAACTCCTTTGACTAGCTTGGAAGGCTAGGACACAACCAATATGCCAATCCCGCATACATTCATGTATTATAGCACAACTGTTATTAGATGTCAAGCTGCTAGCAAACTCTTTAGCCTATCTGCTGCATAACTGGCAGCAAACGCATCTGGCTTGACCATGGGGATCACGTTGCAAGTACCGCGTATGTACCCAATTGCTTGTTGCACTACACAACTGGATCCGTGCATTTCGCTAGGATTAATATCCAAGTGTACTTCGACCTCTCGATCTTTCAGTACCTCCTGCAGCCGTTGGAACATCTCGCTAACCCGGTAAACCTCATTCATGAGACGCATGCTGGGACGGTTGTACTTTTGATCGTAGTCGCGTTCTTTGGAAGTCTCCCCAAAGATCTTGCAACCATTGCGACCGTTGATGTGGATAACCACAGCCACTGTGTATTCGGCCCACCAAACACCGTTGACCTTGAACCGCTCGCTGTCGGCACCCAAGTAGACTCGAGTATTAGGGCCTTGCCGGCTCATGAATTCTTCAACCTCTCGAACATCTACCTTTAACATACTATTTCCTATTGTGTAGTATAAAACTCTTGGCCGGTCCTGAGAGGATCGAACTCCCATCACATGGTTCGAAGCCACGTATTCTATCCATTGAACTAAAGACCGAAAAAACTTGGCGGAGAGCCAGGGAATCGAACCCTGCGAACGGCTCATCACCGTCCTACACCTTAGCAGGGTGCTGCCTTTGCCACACAGCCCGCTCTCCTTTTGTAAAACTATGGTGGACCGTGTGGGAATCGAACCCACCGATATCTGCTTGCAAAGCAGACAAGAACCCCAGCTCAATCACAGCCCATATAAAAACTATCTTGGTGGTCAGGAGAGCACTCGAAGCTCCACATTCCTCCTTATGAGGGAGGCTCTACTTCCTCTTAAGATACCCGACCAAACTTTGGTACCTGGTCACGGTTTCGAACCGCGGACATCTTCGGTGTAAACGAAGCGCTCTACCCCTGAGCTAACCAGGCCTTTATACTACTATATGTCTTATGGTGCGGACGGAGAGACTCGAACTCTCAAAATCTTGCTTCTAAGGCAAGCACGTATACCAATTCCGTCACGTCCGCATTCTTACAACTTGGTGCTGCCTCCAAGAATCGAACCTGGTTCATGTCCTCTTCAGGGACCTGCTATGACCACATCAGCTAAAGCAGCATACACTTATGGTACCCGGTAAAGGTAACGATCCTCTGTCTAACGATTATCAGTCGTTTGCTCTACCTTTGAGCTAACCGGGTATAAAACAATATTGGGGTGAAGTGGGGAATTGAACCCTCTCTAACTGTTTCACAGACAGCTGTGCAACCACTACACTAACAACACCATTGAAAAGTTGGCGGTCCCAAGGGGTAACGATCCCCTTCCTCATGCGTGACAGGCATGTATGCGTCCATGAACACTTTGAGACCTAAATTTTGGTAGGGGTTGATGGATTCGAACCACCGCATGTCGGAATCAAAATCCGATGCCTTACCAACTTGGCGAAACCCCTGTATATGTTTGGTGCCCGGGGCGGGACTCGAACCCGCATGCCATTACGGCGGAAGATTTTAAGTCTTCTATGTATACCATTTCATCACCCGGGCGATTGTATCTTTACAAACGCTTGCTTGTGTTTTTAAAGAGCTGTTGCTGAATTACCGACAACATGACTCTAGTATAGCGTACTTGGATTTAATTGTCAACCAGTATACTGGTAGAAGCGGTGAGATTCGAACTCACGGACCCTTTTCAGGATCGCTAGTTTTCAGGACTAGAGCCATCAACCGCTCGGCCACGCTTCCGTTGTGTCAAGTTTGGAGCACAGAGTGAGATTCGAACTCACGAACAACGGATTTGCAATCCATGCCATTAGGCCTCTTTGGTATCTGTGCGTTTACTGCTATGTTTGAGCCAATCGCCAAAGGTATGAAAGTTGGCTAATTCGTCAGGTAACGGTGGCACACCACACCCAGCCCATAGTTTTTCTTTATACAGTTGGGCTTGTTTTAATTTGAGCTGATCTAATTTGTAGAAATTGATGTCTGCCATAACTTGATTTAGTTTTAGCTTACCTGTTAGCCCCGCTATGCTAAAACTTTCACGCCCCATTAAGCGTCCTTTTTTACTATATTGATCATGTACCTGATGGTGTATTTGAGCGACCCATTCAGTTAAATATTCAAATGTGGTATGCTCATTCTGCCACACCATAGTACCTGCTTCAAGACGATTGTCACGGACTCCAAGATCGATGTACCCGTACTTGGCCCAGTCACGATCAAGTTCGCTAACAAAACCACTTCCCTTTCCTTTTGTAAGTTCAGGGCTTCGGAGACGCAACACGTTGATTAGAATAGCATCTAACGGACAATCGTCACTTAGCAACCACTCGGTGGTGCGTTCAAGACTGGCAATGCTTTCGTGTGGCAACCCGTAAATAAATGATCCAGTTAGACAAATTTCATCCCCGTAACGGCGTTTAAGTTCGTTGAGTGTCTCAATCAACTTTTCGCGACTACCACCTTTTCCGATGGTGGCTGCTGCTTTGGAATCCAGGGACTCTATACCAAATAGTGTAGCTCTCCAGCCACTTTTCCATAGTAGATCTATGGTCTCGGGTTTGGCTGCTAATAAATCTAATCTTGTGTACGCCCAGTATTCTAGCTTGAATGGCAAGCGTTGACTGAGATCATACATGAGTTGACATTTCTCTACGCTGTCGTTTAGTGTGTCATCGCTGAGAACATAGCGAGTAGTGCCGAATCTTTCATAGTTACTGATCATTTCGGCATATATGTTATCCACACTCCGAATAAAATCCAGTTTCTTCTTACCGTTTAATGGATAACTGCAGAAGGAACAACTGAAGATACAGCCACGTGCAATCTCAATGAGCAGGGTTTCTCCTGGAAGAATAGCGTCATGATCTTCGTACTTCATGCTCGAAGTTACAAAGTCAAATGATTCTGCCTTGGCATCATCGATAAAATAAAATCCAAAAATGCTGCGATAGGACTTTTGTAATTTTACAATTGGATCTAACAGATGTTGTGCTAAATTTACTACGCTAATATCAGCATAGCCTTGCACTACATAATCAAAATCTCGATTAGCTTGCATATCCAGTGCATCGGGCCCGCCAAGTACAAACTTGCACTTGGGATTTATAGATTTGGCTAAATCTCTAATCTCACGATTATACTGATGCCCGTGCGGTAAAAAGCTACCGGCCGGCATTCGGGGAAACGGTTGCAGCGATCGATCATCATGAACAACAATATCAGTGCAGTTATTATAAAAATAATTGTTAACACCAATAAACAGTGTTTTATCGCTAATCATATGGCTTAGTGTATGCTTGACCTCGTCGACACTAAAGGCCGATAAGTGATGAACTACTGCAACTTCGAATCCTGCATGACGCAATTGACTAGCCACTCGATATGGTCCAATTGTTTTGTCCATGGTGATTATATTACTAAAATCAGATAGTATAATAACGTTGGGCTTGGTGTTGTCGAACATTGGCGATATGTTACCTTTCAATTATTATAAAACATCTTGACAATTAATTGCAAGCTCTTTGATTTGGCTCCACGGCTAGGGCTCGAACCTAGCTAGTCTTTCGACACAGATTAACAGTCTGCTGCCACACCCGGCGGCTCCCGTGGAATTGAATTTGGTTGCGGGAGGCAGACTCGCACTGCCGATCTCTTGGTTATGAGCCAAGCGGATTACTGCTTTCCTATCCCGCGATTTACTTATGTTATATCAGTCATCTGTTAGAGATTCACAGACTGTAAAATGGCGTCCCTCCAGGGAGTCGAACCCCGGCTAAAGGCTTTGGAGGCCCTTGTGCTGCCGTAACACTTGAGAGACAATTTTTGGTGCCCGGTACGGGAATCGAACCCGTCTTTCTGCCTTGAAAGGGCAGCGTCCTCAACCGATAGACGAACCAGACTTATTTAATTAAAATGTAAGTACAGAGAAACACACCATCCTGGCTCCGTGCTGCGAGGTGTGCAGCATAATCAACACACAGGTTCCGTCCGCATCGGATGTTTGGACTTCAGATTAGATCATGGTGCGCTTCTCTGTACACATTTTTTTGTAAAAAAGTGTGTATAGTAAAGTACACTGACCACCGATGTACTTTACTATTAGGATCTGACTCTCTGCGTTCCCGCCACAGATTTTATGCCCCCAACACGCCCTTTTGCTCCATTGTTTAAAGTGCAGAGCGAGGGCCTCGTTCCCTCTTATCACACTTTGCCGGGTGTTTTAATTCCCTAGCGCCTTATTATACAGTGCTTTCAATTTATTGTCAACATTCCTGTGTTCCTGTTTCACTTAAAGACAAACCCTGGGTCTTTCGAGCCAGGGTCTGTGTATTTGAATCTTACGACTCAGTCTACTCAGACCCCCTGGTATCACTATTCTCGAATGCGCGAATATATGATACCGGACCTAGCCATGTGGTGGCGCAGGGGCACATCTGTTCGTGCTTGGATAAGAGTGATAGTGTGAAGTTTTTCATAACAGTGTCAATTATATGCTTTTATTTATTCCTTGCCAACCGCGGTTTTATCAAAGTTTAGGGTATTACCCCCAAACTTCTTGTCGCTTTCTTAATGCCAGCAACCTAGCAATCAACAGTCTAGTTTTTACGTACTCACTGAGCTCATCTTCGTGATGCTTGCAGTGTTCGTCACATTGTTCTAGTGAGCGACGACGATAACCTACATGTACATCAGTTGTGTCTATGCCAATATCGTCGTCTTCATCGTCTGCTGTGTAATTACTTGCTTGCAGCAGGTGCGGCAGGCTTGGCAGCGGCAGGTGCTGCTGCAGGCGCGGCCGCCTTGGCGTCAGTCTTAGGTGCCGATGCTGCGCTTTTAGCAGGCTTAGCAGCATCGGCCTTCTTTTCTGCTTTCTTGGCAGGTGCAGGAGCAGCAGGCGCAGGGGTAGTGGCTGTTGCAGAAGCAGCAGGCTTGGCAACAGCAGGAGCAGCAGCAGCAGCCTTAACTGGTTCAGCGGCAAATGCAGTAACAGTGGCCAGGGCGGCGATAAGAGTGACGATTGATTTCATGTTAAAGTTTCCTTTTTGGTTGGAGTAGGAATTTTTATCCCTACATATATATAACGCTAAATCAGCCTGTGTAGTTGACACAATTTGGCTGAATTGAGTTATTATTTACTTGCAGTTTACCTGGAGTTGAATCAGTCTCAACTGGGGGCATAACTACCTTGATCTCGTCACAAGCAACAAACGAGATAATCGAGATCGTTGCCGCAAGAGCAACGATAGTTGTGATCAAAGTATTCATGACATCCGCATAGATTCAAGCGTGATTATTTTTCCTAGTTCTCGTTCAAAGTCCAGTTCCTCGGGGATCACATACAGTGTATTAGTAATACGATCAGTCCTGTGATTGAAGTGCCTAAAGGTAACAATTTTGCCACCTACTGCGTTTCTGATGGTAATGTTAAGCCCGTCATCACTTTCAACATCATCATGAGACAACTTTGACTGCATGCCCAGCCTGTTGCGCATTTTTGAATCCTCAAGTTGCACCTCTACCACTGCGTTCCTGCATCGTTGTTCCATCCAACCATCGAGCCATCTCATACAAAGTCCTTAATGAATTTTCACAAGTATAACTGATATCACACCGCTTGTCAAGCCCACATGAGGCTAACCGCTGTAAGTTGTTGTTCTTTAGTTAAAGTTTCTAACACTGTTATGAATAAAATTTAGCTGACTTATCAGCACTCTTAGGTCCCGTAATGGAATCATATTTGGTCCATCGCTAGGAGCTTTATCGGGATTCTCATGAGTCTCAATAAACACTGCACTCACGCATCCAGTTGCTACTGCGGCTCTAGATAGAAAGGGAACCATTTTTCTGTCTCCTCCAGATTTGTCACCAAGTCCTCCAGGTTGCTGGACACTATGTGTACAGTCAAAGACAACGGGATAACCAGTACTTGCCATAATAGGTAAACTGCGCATATCAACCACAAGATTATTGTATCCATGACTGTATCCTCTTTCACATAACATTATGTTGTCATTGCCGGTTGAGGCAATTTTTTCTGCAACGTTTTTCATATCCCAGGGCGCTAAAAATTGTCCTTTTTTAACATTGATGGGCTTGCCAGTTTCGCCAGCAGCCAAGAGTAAATCAGTTTGTCTGCATAAAAATGCAGGGATTTGTAGCATACTAACTGATTCTGCCACAATACCCGCTTGTGATGATTCGTGTATGTCGGTAATAGTAGGAACACCTAATTTGTTGGAGACTGTTTTTAAAATCTCCAACCCTTGTTCCATGCCAACACCACGCCTGGTAGTAACGCTGGTTCTATTTGCTTTATCAAAACTACTTTTATAAATGAACTGAACATTCAAATCTTCGCAAATGTGTTTTACTTCCAACGCAATTGCCATAGCATGAGTTAAGTCTTCAATTTGACACGGTCCAGCTATAACTGTTAACGGTTGATCTTTATCAATTTTAAAATGCTCAAGTTCAATAGTTTTCATATTAATTAGTAAGGTTATTCACACCAGGCCAGCACAAACAGCATATGATCTTTCTCGCAGCGGAAGAGAAAGGTATTACCGTCGACCCACCAGTTATATTTGCCCTGCGGATCGAGGGCCGCCAGGCGCTCGCTGCACCACATCGCCATGCAGTGCCTGCGATACACAGTAAGTTGGTTAAATGTCCGGGCAAAGACTTTTTCACAGTCTACAACTGTAATCATATGTTAGTCAAGTGAGCTAACAATCCAACCAAGCTTGAACAGGTCTTCTAGTACTTCATCCGTGACTGTGCTTTCATTTACATAGCCTGTGATGTAATCTTCGGTACGCAAAGCTGGACCGCTCCTGCTGCCCGAGCAGTACCAATCCATGTAGTCGCCCTTGCCTATCATGTCAGCCACAACTCCGCCTGCGTGGCGCCAACTGCAACTCCATGTTTCATTTTTAAGAATAGGCATAACATCGTTGCGCTGAAAGTCATTGTTGCACAATGCAGCATAGATATTTTGAGCATACACCTCACTGGCCCGTGCCTTGTCCAGAATCCAGTCGGTGGATCTTAGGTCGTACTCTAGATTATTCTCACGCCATTTGGGATCCTGTTCTTGCATTGCTTTGTCCTTGCTTGCTTGCTCGTAGTACTGCACCGTGTGCAAATGAGACTGTACCGCTTCGAGCTCGGTAGCATCCAGGCTTCGTCGACGGGCACTCTCAATTGCGAAATGATAATGCGCTGGGCTAGTGCTTGGTACAGGATTGGTCATTGTGTAATATCAATATGGTAGGCCATGAGTGAGTCGAACACTCGTTGAACGATTATGAGTCGTCTATTCTAACCATTGAATTAATGGCCCGTGAATATATTTACGTTTGTTCTTGTTGCTTTGTTAACTCGCACACCAACATGAACTGCTCGTATGCTTTACGAACTGCTTCGTGCTGCATCAGCTTTTCGGCTTCGTCGATCATGGCCTGGACACCTGCTTCTGCACAGTCTTGGATACATAGCCCGCTCAGGGTGCAAAGCTCATCACCGAACTCTTTGGCAAGTTTATTCCAGGCCTTGCGCTGGCCTTCTGTAATAGGAGTTCGCTGCGGTCGTAGTTCACTTGCCTTGCCGATAGCTTTGCAGATAGCATTTTCGGCCACTCGGCCCGCAGCAATCATAGCAGCATAGTCGGGATTGACATTGTACCTACGACTAACACCGCCGGGATAGCTCATGACAAGATGGTTGCCCTTTGGCACACTATCCAGGAGGTCACTGTCATACTCGGCAACAGGCTTGTACCGTTTACCGACTTTTTCGTAGTAGATTTTTTTCATCTCAGTTCAACCAAAATGTATCGTTTAGCCAGGTCTTTACTTCAGTTAGATCAACATCAGTATAGTCCAGTACTTCGGCTACCATAAGGGAATGTACCACAACACCGTCGGCCCCGTTACGGGCAACAACTTCATCGGCATCGTCTAGCGTTTCGCAAGCCCACAACTGGTCAGCAATCTCTATTTGACGCCGGGTCAGTCCCTTGATAATCATTCAGAATCCCGGGACTTGGCGTGTCGTGCAATGGCTGCTTCCAATGCTTCTTCGACGAACTGATTAAAAGTTATATCACGTTCGTGTGCCAACTTCATATACTTCAACAGTTCTTCGTCTGTAAAGTCTACTGGCATACTAACACGAGTGTCATAGTCTTCACCTGTACAGATAGCGGCACCCTTTTCCAGCATGTCGCTGGCAACATCTAGATCAATGTATAGAACATTGTCCCACGCTACTTTATTATCAACAGCACGGGCACGGCCTTCCCGATCAAATGCTCCTTGCCAATCAGGATTGGTCCAGCGGTACGCTCGCGCATGAACATAGTCATGCGCTTCCATTTGATACACCACCTGCGTGGCAGTGTCAAACACAATGCTCAGGCTGGGGTCTTGCTGTTCGCCGGCCCAGTGATCCATTCGGAATGCCTTGTTGCCAAAGCAGTCCCAACCGTACTCGCTACCTTCAGTGATACGGTATTCGATAACTTCCATAAAGTCGCGAATGGTGATTTGTTCTGTGTTCATACTAGCTCCTGATTACGATTTTTGGGGTGACGTTGGTATTGCTTACGCGACTGTTCGCGCCGCGGTTGGAACGGCAGCTCTTTGTCAAACAGCACACGATGTGCTCGAGTGCGCAGCTGGGGAATCTTAACAATGATCTTCATCTCGCGTTCTCCTTGTTGTTCAGCAGCATTATACACTAGGGATCGTTTGTTGTCAACTGTTAATCAATTTGAATGTCAGCAATGCGTTCCTCGCGGAACACAAAATAGAAGTTTATGGGCACACTGCTACCCCAAGCAACCCAAACACATTGATTCCCGGGCGACATGGTGTAGTGCTGGGCGGGATACTTGTTCTGCATGTAGTCCAACACGGTGAGCATTTCAAACTCGTTGATCCGATCACCATCTAGGATTCTAACTTGGCTCACATGCCTCCACGCAGAGCTTGGTCGGTGCTGCTCACTTGCAGGTTCCACGCCAACTTTTCGGCACGGGCGTTAAACTGCGCCATCAACACATCTGCCAACTTGGCCAGATCTACGTTTGAAAGCTGTGCAATTTCTATCGCCAATGTTTCGATCTCCATCTTTTGCTCCTAATTGCTAACTGTATAAAACTATTATAGCAGAACGGAAATTATTGGTCAACCGGTGCATGCTGTTCGCACAAGGTCTTGATCCAGCCCCGGCCGCGCAGCTCGCCCGGAGTGCCGCATCTTTCACAAGTGACGCCGGACATGGATTCTGCCATATCCACTAAGCCGGCCACAAACTCATCACCTCCGGAGTAGTAGAACCTTAGGGTCCCGAACTTTTCTTTTACTTGGATAGCCACCACCTGCTGAACAATTTCGGGAACTTCCCTGTACTCGGCATTCTGAATTTGTTTATTGATGCGATTGCTGATCCAGTGATCAGTTGAAACTGCCCGATTGTCAAAATACAAATTAGTGATGCTGGTGCGATCTCCGGCAATGGCTCGCTTTAGTGCTCGATTAAATCGCAAAGCTCGGGCACGTTCTTTCCGGCCCCAGTCGATGTGGCGTTGAATATTGTTGCACAGTTTATCAACAATATTGTACCAGCCGTTATCTATTTCAAATCCCCAGATGCATGTTTGAGTCAGCACGGTGTGGGGATTACGAAAAATCTTCGGATACTTGTCAAAAAGTCGATTGTCGAGTTCGTTTTGCATTGCTGGACTCTCCTATTATTAAGCTTGCACAATGTAGAGCTGGTTCCACTTGCCGATGTTGATATCAACATACCAGCCCACATCAAAGTAGTCGGTCATTGCATCACTGCGGTTGTGATTTCCAGTGTTCATGGCAGCAAGGACCTCTGCCAGGAACTTCTTGGCCTTACCTGAGTAATGACTACCGTAGTGGTAGGGGTTAACCTGTTCGTACCCTGACGTTTCGTTGCCGATGAAGTCGATAGCTCCGGACTTGATATTCAAGCACAGGGTACTATGATTTCGAACACTGAGCGATCCCTTGACACCGTACTTTTTCAGGATAGCCTTGATCTTGGGTGCAATTGCCGCTTTGGTTGCTTGGTTCACATAAGCCATTTCGTACTCCGTTTTGCTACAGTAAAAACATTATAACACGAGTTGAATTTCGTGTCAACCGTAATCTCTTAGCCCCAGACCAATCCAAAACGCTTGGCACACACCGGGCCGTAACCAACTTGAGTGCTACGATCATCCTTCAAGCCATGATTGCAAAAACTGCAGCCGCCTGTGAGCCTGCCGTACTTGCCAGCAGTTCCTGCTGGGTCTTCGCTGAACTCTTTCACTAGCTCACACACTTCTTGCGTGGCGTTGCGGGTAGCAAAGAACTCGCCCGTAACATCAATGCGCCCAAAGAACTTGTTCTCGCCAAAGGGCAAGCCGTCTGTGATCATGACTTGCCCGGCATACTTGCTCATCGGGCCAGCACGATTAAACACCACGGCCTGTCCGCCTACAGCTTGCAGCTTGACCTTGATGCGCTTGAGCGTCTTGCCGGCCAGGTCGAACATGTCTTGAATGTTCTTGAAATCCACTGTGACCTGCGCAATAGGAGCCTGCTTGGGAGCAAGGCCACGAGCAGTCAGAGTCTCGACCCAGTGCAATTGTTTTTCACTCAGCCGACCCCACTGCGCGAAGTTGCCCAGCAGGTCGTTTGCGAACTTGGCGTCGCCATAGCCCAGCGCAGGCAGCACGGCCCGCAGTGCATCCACTGCCGGGACTTGTTCAGGGTTGGCTTGACGCTGCACAGGCTTGCGATAGTTAGCATACATCATTTCTTGCTCCGTTTTGCTACAGTAAAAACATTATAACAGGGTTTGATTTATTGGTCAACCAGCAGTCCGGGGCCAGGGGATAGCCCTGGCATCAATACGCGCATTAATCATCGAGCTCAAGCCTTCCAGGCTAATGGGATAGCCGCCTTCTTTGAGAAACTTACGAAACTGCAGGGCAACATAGCCCTTGGATTCCAGGATCTTCAGCGGAGCTTGTCCCCGGTCCAGCTGCGCAAAGTACTCTTCCACAGTGAACTTTGAGCACAAGAAATTCAGGAAACTAGCACGGCCGCCACGCTTGAATCGCGCGACAAACTTGCCCCCGTAAGCAGCATATTCGCCAACGCTGAACTCAGACTTGATAAATTTGCTCATTTCTTGCTCCGTTTTGCTACAGTAAATACATTATAGCATAAGTGCCATTTTGAGTCAACCGTTTGCTCGCACCCGCACATCAGTGTTCAGGTTGGGTGCAAGCTCGCGAATCATCTCGCGTTCAGCAGCATGAGCAGCGGCCTTGCCGCGCAGCACGTCGATCACAAGAACTGCAAAGGCTTCAGTGCCCTGCTTGCGCATAGCTTCGTACAGCAGCCAGCTCTTGTCCTCGCTACGTGAGCGATAGATGTGCTTGTTGAAACGAGTCTGCGCTGACTTCTGCACAGTAGTTTCAGTCTTTGCAGTGACCCCAATGTAGAAGTCGCTGCCCGAAACTAAGGCATACACAATGTGGGTACGATCTGAACGCTTTTTTCTAACCATGTAACCATTATAGCACAGGATGAATTAATGGTCGACCGCTGAACTTTTGGTTCTTACCCCGAAGAACTTCGATCAAGTGCCCAGTATAGCACAGGATGAATTAATTGTCAACCACAGAACTTGCCTAAGAATTCGCCGAACAAGATGTAACGCAGGCATACAATCTTCCTTCGGCTATACTAGATTTATTCCAAGTCTCTTCTACAGTATCGAACCATTTGATGCATTCTTCTATAGGGTATTCAAGAGCATTATTTCGTTTGACTAGGATCTTGAGTTGTTCATTTCCCGGGTGATGCATTGTTTGTGGATAGTATCCAAGATAACAACATGGATATATTTCGCCATTGGCTGCGATGTACAATTCTTTGCGAACTTTATGCTGACAACTAATATTAAGTGGAGTAGTATCTTTGGATGATTTAAATGTTTTAGAATCATACCAAGTTATGTGACTTTGTACCATGGGTTTTATATCGGGCACATGATCATGCCAGGGCTCGCCTAACCAATGTGTGAAATCCCCGGCCCGTGTGTATACAGGCCCGTTGTCACGGCCTTGGTTAATATAATCAAATGACACAAACCCCAAATCCTTGGCCATTTGCCTGCATTCGGTTTCTTGATGTAAATTATGCCCGAACGCAATAAATCTCCAACTAGCGTTACCGCCGGCAGCAATAAAAGCCTGCGCATTTTTAATTATGCTATTCCAGTCGGTGTTAAGGCGATATAATGAATGGGTATCGGCTAGTCCATCTAGTGCAAAACCAATTTGTACTTTTGGATGGGCAAGCTGAGCCCACCAACCAGGTGTTCTCATAGATCCATTAGTGTGAATTCGAGTCAAGGCATTATGTTCAATGAAATACTCGACTATCTCAAGTGCATCTTTGGCTAGCCCAAAATCTCCCAAGTTACCATTAACTAGTACCCGTTTATTTTTTATAAATTCTGGTGGTAAGATTTTTTTAATATCGGCTAGGGATAGTTCAGTAGTTGGATAGCCGCTGTTGTAGTCCGAGCCTCGATAGTTCCTCATACACATCGGGCACCGAGCATTACAACGAGTAGTTAATTCTATGTGAAGTGATTCTATATCTGAAATTATTAACACGGAATATTTATAGGCACCTATAGTCCGGTAATCAATTTAATCATTTGATGCAGCACCGCACTTGGCCCTTTTCGCCTTTGTAAGAGCACCAAAGTCTACCGGCCATTCTGTGCCGGGCTGCAATTCAACCGCAGCATTAGGGAATGCAAATTGCACGCCCGCTACTGATTCAATCTGTGTAACCGGCAAGCGGAACTTGGTCAAGTCATTGCCCAAGTTGGGATAAGGAGCCATGTGCGGGAATGCCCATCCGGCTATCTCGTTGGTTTGATTGTTGATTACGATCTTGTAAAACCCATTTGGAACCACAACCCCAGAGCCAATTTTCATATTCTTTGCATCGTACACC